AATCCGACTTGGGCTAAGACCTTGGCGGATATGAGTGCTACTGAACTTTCTCACGCTACTCATTTGTACGAAATGTTCGAGCAGTACTATAAAAAGCTCTCTGAAGAGTATAAGGAGATGCCCGATTATATTCAGGAGACTAAAGACTGCATCGTAGACATGTATGTAGAGAAATCTGCAAAAGTAAAATACATGCACGAGATGTTCAGTAAGTAATTATATTTTTGGAAGGGGTATTCGTGTGACGGACGAACTTTATCATCATGGAATACTGGGAATGCGGTGGGGCGTAAGAAGGTATCAACGAAAAAAAAGTGGGGTGTATGATTTGAACAATGAACTTTATCATCATGGTGTTCTCGGTATGCATTGGGGCGTCAGACGGTACCAGAATGCCGACGGAACGCTAACTGCTGCTGGTAGAAAACGTCTTGAAAAGAAAGAAGCACAGACTGAAGCAGATAAGCAGGCAATAATCAAATCTGGTTCCGCTGAAGTAGTTAAACAGCATCAGGCAGAACTTTCTAATCAGGAACTTAAAGATGCGATTGAGAGAATTAATCTAAATCAAAGATTATCCGAGGTAAATGCTAAAAAGAAAGAAGCTGCTGCCAAAAAAGTTGAGAGAGTAGCTAATACTGTAAAGAGTGTATCCGACATAACGTCTAGTGGAGTTAAGATTTATAATACAGTAGCCACGGTTCGAAACACATTTACGACGAAGAGTAATACATGGCGTACTATAGGTGGTAAAAAAAGCAAAGATAAAAAAAACTCCAACTCGGAATCAGTGAGTGAAACGTTTACAAACACTTCATCTACTAGCAATACAGCAACCAATAAAAAGGCTAAATCTAAAGCTGCTAGTTTTGTAAATCAAGCTACACAAAAAGCTAAATCTTCAGAATTCAAACAACAGGCAAAAAAAGCTACGCAAAGAGGCAAAACATTTACTTCATCGACTACTGTAGAATCTACAGGATTAGCTATTAGCAATACTGCGCCTAGAGATCTATGGTTCGATTTCTCCGGCAATTAAAATTCAAAATGGAATCATAAAAGGAGGTGAACTCCATGTCACTATCTAATACGGCAATTCCCAAGTACTACGGTCGATTCAGAGATTCTGTCATTAGAGGAGAGATTCCAGTCAATCAGGAAATTTCTATGGAAATGAATAGAATTGACGATCTGATAGCAAATCCAAGTATTTACTATGACGACGAAGCTGTTGAGGGATTTATTAGATACTGTGAAGGAGAACTCACTTTAACCGATGGTTCAGATTTGAATCTACTTGACAGTTTTAAACTTTGGGCTGAAGAAATCTTTGGATGGTATTACTTTGTAGAGAAATCAATCTATCAGCCATACAAGTCTGGTAAAGGAGGACGATTCGTAAACATACGAGTCAAAAAACGTCTCGTTAACAAGCAGTATCTAATTGTTGGACGAGGTGCTGCGAAGTCTGTATATGGATCATGTATTCAATCATACTTCTTAAATGTTGATTGTTCAACTACACACCAGATTACGACAGCTCCGACTATGAGGCAGGCTGAGGAAATCATGTCTCCGCAAAGAACTGCTATTACAAGAGCAAGAGGTCCTTTGTTTAAGTTTCTAACAGAGGGATCACTACAGAATACAACTGGCTCTATCGCCAATCGTGTCAAACTTGCATCAACCAAGAAAGGAATCGAGAATTTCATTACTGGATCTCTATTGGAGGTACGTCCAATGAGTATTGACAAACTTCAAGGATTACGATGTAAGATTGCTACGATTGATGAATGGTTGTCTGGAGACATACGCGAAGACGTTGTCGGTGCAATCGAGCAAGGAGCATCCAAAGTCGATGATTATTTGATCATTGCTTTGAGCTCTGAAGGAACTGTACGAAATGGATCCGGAGACACAATCAAAATGGAATTAATGTCGATTCTAAGAGGCGAGTACATTCAACCTCACATATCGATTTGGCATTACAAGTTGGATGATGTCAAAGAAGTAGCAGATCCAGACATGTGGGTTAAGGCTAATCCAAATATTGGAAAGACTGTTTCGTATGAAACATATCAATTAGACGTCGAGCGCGCAGAGAAAGCTCCAGCGTCACGAAATGATATTTTGGCAAAACGATTCGGAATTCCTATGGAAGGATTCACATACTTCTTTACATACGAAGAAACTCTTACCCATAGAAAACGAGACTTTTGGTCTATGCCATGTTCTTTGGGTGGAGATCTTTCACAAGGAGATGATTTCTGTGCATTTACGTTCCTGTTTCCTTTGGTTAATGGCTTTTTTGGCATAAAAGCTAGAAGTTACATAACGTCTTTAACACTTATGAAACTTCCTGCTGCTGCTAGAATAAAGTATGAACAGTTCATCAATGAAGGAAGTCTGATTGTTCTTGACGGAACAGTTTTAAACATGACTGAAGTTTACGAAGATCTTGACAGACACATTCTTGATTCTGGATATGACGTTCGATGCTTCGGATTTGACCCTTATAACGCAAAAGCATTCGTCGAGCGATGGGAAGCCGAAAATGGTCCATTCGGAATAGAAAAGGTAATTCAAGGAGCTAAGACCGAATCGGTTCCTTTAGGAGAATTGAAAACTCTAGCCGAAGAAAGAATGCTATTGTTCGATCAGGAGCTTTTCAGCTATACTATGGGAAACTGCATAACGCTTGAAGATACCAACGGTAACAGAAAGCTTCTTAAAAAACGACGCGATCAAAAGATCGATAATGTATCCGCTTTAATGGACGCTTATGTAGCCTATAAAGCACATACAGACATGTTCATGTAATTTTGTAGAAATCAAAATGGAATTAGTTCCATTAAAGGAGGAAGATATGCCAAAAGACTTTACTTTAGGTAGTCGAATAAAGAATGCTTGGAATGCTTTTAAAAACGAGGAACCTCAGGCATACGATTATCAGAATCTCGGATCTATAAGTAGCTATAGACCAGATAGACCTAGGTTGACTCTTGGTAATGAGCGATCAATAATAAACTCCATATACAACCGAATCTCCATTGATGTAGCGGCTATTTCTATACGGCATGCTCGAATCAATGAGAACGGAAATTATATGGAAGACATTGATTCTGGATTAAATAATGTTTTAACTACCGAAGCAAATATCGATCAGACTGGTCGAGCATTTGTTCAGGATATAGTTTTAACATTGTGCGATGAAGGATGTATAGCAGTAGTTCCAATTGATACTAGCATGGATCCAAACAAGACCGATTCTTACAACATCTTAAGTATGCGTGTAGGAAAAATTCTGGCTTGGTATCCTGCTCATGTAAAAGTTAGACTATACAATGAGCGAACTGGAAAAAAAGAGGATTTAACTCTGCCAAAGAGCCAGGTGGCTATTATTGAGAATCCGCTTTACTCAATAATGAATGAACCAAACTCCACGGCAAAACGACTTATAAGAAAACTTAACTTGCTAGATGCGATCGACGAACAAAGCGGAAGTAGTAAGCTTGATTTGATTATACAGGTGCCATATGCGGTCAAAACTCCAGCACAGCGTAAGTTAGCTGAGCAGCGTAAAAAAGACATTGAAGATCAGTTATACAATTCTAAATACGGAATAGTATACACCGATGCCACCGAGCATGTAACTCAGTTGAACAGAGCTGCCGAAAACAATCTTATGAGTCAGATCCAGTATCTAACAAACATGCTGTACAGTCAGTTGGGCGTTACCGAAGCTATCATCAATGGAACGGCTACCGAACAGGAAATGCTCAACTACCACAATCGCACAATAGAACCAATCTTATCTGCCATCACTGATGAATTTAAGAGAAAGTTCTTAACCAAAACTGCACGAACTCAGGGTCAGACAATCTTCTTCTTTAAAGATCCGTTCAAGCTCGTGCCAACGTCTCAGATTGCTGACATTTCGGACAAACTTACTCGAAATGAGATTCTTTCTTCTAATGAAGTTAGAGCCATTATCGGTTATAAGCCGTCGAGTGATCCAGCAGCAGATGAGCTACGAAACAAGAATCTAAATCAGAGCACTGACGCTAAACAGGAATCTGATTCAGAAAACAATGAAGAGGAGGAAAATCAAAATGAAATTTGATTTCAGCGGATGGGCTACCAAAAATGACTTGAAGTGCTCTGATGGAAGAACCATTCGTAGAAACGCGTTCAAAGACGATGACGGTCAGGTCGTGCCGCTTGTATGGCAGCACCTTCATGATAGTCCATCAAATGTTCTTGGACACGCTCTTTTGCAGAACAAGGATAATGGCGTCTATGCCTATTGCTCATTTAACAATAGCGATGAAGCACAGGATGCCAAGATCCGAGTTGAACATGGAGACATCGCTTCTTTGAGTATTTATGCTAATCAGCTTACTCAGAGTGGAAGTGGAGACGTTCTTCATGGACATATCAGAGAAGTCTCCTTGGTTCTTGCTGGCGCAAACCCTGGAGCTATGATCGATTGCCCTAGTCTTGAACATGGCGATGGATCAGACATTAAGGAAGCAATCATCTATACAGGTGAAGATCTTAGTCTGGAGCATGCAGACAAAACTGAAGAAGGAGACGATGGTAAAGTGGCAGATGCTAATAAGGAACCCAAGTCTGGAGAAAAGACTATTGGAGAAATTTTCGATACTTTGACTGACGAGCAAAAAGATGCAGTCTATGCAATTATCGGAATGGCTCTCGAAGAAGGAAAAGGCGGTTCTGACAATAAAACAAAGACTGATGATTCCGACGTGAAGCACTCAGCTATTGAAGGAGGAAATTTAGAAATGACACATAACGTATTCGAAGAAAACGGTCCTGTTGCACAGAGAGACACTCTTACTCATTCGGAAATGGAAACTATCATTGCCGACGGTAAGCGTTTCGGAAGTCTTAAGGAAAGTGTTCTTCAGCACGCTGACGAGTACGGCATCAAGGAAATCGAGTATCTCTTCCCGGATGCTAAGAATCTCACAACAACCCCTGAGTTTATCAAGAGAGATACTGATTGGGTTGCCGGCGTAATGGCAGCAGTAAGCAATACTCCGTTCTCAAGAGTAAAGTCTATCTTTGCTGATATTACTGAGGATGAAGCTCGTGCAAAGGGTTATATCAAGGGTAAGAAAAAGAAGGATGAAGTGTTCGCTCTTCTCAAGAGAACAACTACCCCTACAACAATTTATAAGAAGCAGAAGCTTGACAGAGATGACGTTGTTGATATTACAGACTTCGATGTTGTTGCTTGGCTTAAGACTGAAATGCGTATGATGCTTGATGAGGAAATCGCAAGAGCAATCCTTGTTGGAGATGGCAGAAACGCATCCAGCGATGATAAGATCAGCGAAACAAACATCAGACCTATCTATACTGACGATAGCCTGTACTCTGTAAAAGTTCCTGTAGCCGTTGCTGCTGGCGCGACCGATGCTGATAAGGCTAAGGCTTTCATTACCGCAGCAATCAAGTCGCGTAAGAATTACAAGGGTTCTGGTAATCCTACACTCTATACAACTGAAGACGTACTTACAGACATGCTTCTTCTTGAGGATGCTATGGGTAGAAGACTGTATAACAACACGACAGATCTTGCTACGGCTCTTCGCGTATCCAACATCGTTACTGTTCCTGTTATGGAAGGTCTTAAGAGAACAGACAGCGAGGATTCCAAGACACGTCCTCTTGCTGGTATCATTGTAAACCTTAAGGACTACAACGTTGGTGCCGATAAGGGCGGTGCTGTAAACATGTTTGATGATTTCGACATTGATTACAACGCTCAGAAGTATCTGATCGAAACCAGATGCAGTGGCGCGCTCGTTAAGCCTTACTCTGCTCTCGTTCTTGAAATCGAGGAAGCTGCAGAAGCTTAATCTGAAAGTGTGACATAAATGGCAAAGATTCATTCAACAATCGGCTTTGTACAAACGGTAGAAGTCTCACCGGGCGTATGGGAAGAACAGATTGCAGAACGACCCTATTACGGTAATCTTACTCGTAACGTTCGAAAGTGGAATTCTTCAGAAACGCTAAATGACGATTTGACGTTGACCAATACCGTTAGTATACTAGCCGATTCCTTTGCCTATCAAAATTATTCGGCAATGCGATATATCGTTCTATCAAATTCAAAATGGAAGATAACAAGTATTGACATACAGTATCCTAGACTAATTCTTACGATTGGTGGTGTATATAATGGCTAGTAGATTAGAACTACATAGTCGCCTATGTTCTATCCTTGGAACAAAGAATGTGTATTACCAGCCACCCGAGTCAGTCAAGATAAAGTATCCATGCTTCATTTACAATTTGGATAAGGGAGATCTTCGTTTTGCGGATGATAAAACATATTCATATACGCATCAATACACTATCACATACATCGATTCCAATCCAGATCACGACATGATTGAAAAGATGTTTGTTGAATTTAATATGTGTGTTCATGATAGGCGTTATACATCAGACAATTTGTATCATGATGTATTTAGTTTATACTTTTAAAAGGAGGAATAGCCAATGGCTGAAACAAAAGCACTCGTTTGGGATGAAACGGGTACTCGAGAGTATGAAACCGGTGTCAAGAAAGGTGTTTTGTTTGTTCAGAATACTGACGGTTCATATAACGATGGTGTTGCTTGGAGTGGACTTACTGCTGTAACAGAGAGTCCTTCAGGCGCAGAAGAAACTGCACTTTATGCTGATGACATTAAGTATCTGTCGCTTCGTTCAACAGAAGAATTCGGTGCAACAATCGAAGCTTATACTTATCCTGATGAGTGGGCAGCTTGTGATGGTTCTGCTGAAATTGCTAAGGGCGTTATGGCTGGACAGCAGAAGAGAAGCGCATTTGGTTTCTCGTATCAGACTGTT